AAGTTTCAAGCTCCCTCAAGCGTTACAACAAGCACCACTTTCACCCTTCCAGATGGGGATGGGTCAGCGGGTCAATTTTTAAAAACTGACGGCTCGGCGACTCTTTCTTGGAGTACAGTTACAGAGTTTGTTTTGCCAAGTGGGTTGATTTTGCCTTATGGCGGTACATCAGCCCCATCCGGATATTTATTGTGTTATGGACAGGCAATAAGCAGATCGACTTATTCAACACTTTTCTCTGCGATTTCTACTACTTATGGAGTAGGCGATGGCTCGTCTACATTTAATCTCCCAGACCTTCGAGGAAGAACTATTGCGGGTCAAGACGATATGGGTGGAGCAAGTGCTAACAGGCTCACCGATCAAACTGGAGGGCTAGATGGTGACGTTCTAGGTGCAACAGGTGGTGCTGAAACCCACGCACTGTTGGAAGCTCAACTCGCCTCTCACTCTCACGGCAGTGTGATTACAAGCGTAAGTGCTAGCTCTTCAACCATCTTTGCAGGTTCAAATGACAGAACTGCTGTAACGTCTGTATCTTCTTCATCAGGTTCAACAGGCACAACAGGTTCTGGTTCAGCACACAACAACGTACAGCCTACAATCATCCTTAATTATATAATCAAAACGTGAGATTTCTATGGATAAACTTACCGCGCACGAAATGATCTGCGAAGAGAGATACAAAGGTCTCGTTGAAAAACTAGAGGATATGAATAAGCGGATGTGGCGTTTGGAAGGGTTGACGATGGTATCTACTATCTGCGTAATCGGAGCGGCTGTAACAGTGGTAACGTTGATTGTCTAATGGTTGTTACAGAGGTACTCACTGGCTTGGCGCTTGTTCGCAGTGGAGTCGAATTTATCAAAAGCAATATAGATACAGCCAAAGATATTGGTGAGATGGCTAGCGCTATCGATAATTTATTTGATGGTCGTGATCAAGCTCATGCCGCGAAGCGCAACGCTAACTCACACAAATCCGTAGCCCATGAGGTCATCGATGCCAAGTTAGCCGAGGAAGAATTGGACACGATGAGACAGCTAATAGATCATCGATTTGGTCACGGAACTTGGGCTTCTATAGTGACGCTTCGATCTCAAAGAATCCATGAACAAAAAGAAGCCGAAAAAGCAGAGCGGATCGAAAGAAAAAAAAGGCGCGACAAACTTGTCCACGATTTTGAAGTTGGGGGCGCAGTCGTGTTTGCAATCTGCGCACTCACTGCGGGTTTAGTCGCAATATTTTTGTTTCTATAAAAATAGGGTTTTTGAATGAATTTTTTAGAAAGATTAGCCGATCAATTGGCAGAGCATGAGGGCTTGCGTTTAGCGGTTTATGACGATGCAACGGGCAAGCCAATCGAAAAAGATACGGTTGTTCTGGGAAACCCTACAATCGGCGTAGGAAGGCTTCTAACAGCCGACAGGGGCATCTCTGAGGACGAGGCAAAGGCTTTGCTTATAAACGATCTGGATTGGGTTTTGAGAAAAGCGCAGGGCTATTCTTTTTGGGATAAATTAGACGAGCCAAGGCAAATCGTAATAATGAATATGATTTTCAACATGGGAAACCGCTTCGACCAGTTCAGAAAAATGATAGCCGCTTTAGAGGTGGGATCATACGATGAGGCGGCTGAACAGATGCTTGATTCCAGATGGGCTAAAACAGTCAAATCTAGGGCTGTTCATTTAGCGGATCAAATGCGCACGGGCATTATGAAATGATACAAAAAAGGCTGCAAAAGGACTCTGAATATGCGCACCTTGATGCCGATGGAGATGGCGTTGTTGATGATGACGAACTCGCTCTATATGAAAAATTACACGCAGTAGAAGCTCAAGAAAAAAAAGAAGCGGCTGAACTTCGCAAGCTCACGGCGCAAAGAAGGATGGCAACCGCCGTGCTGATTTTCATGGCTGTTTATACTTTGCTAATGTTTGCCCCATTTATTCCAGATGCCCGCATCCAACTTCTGACAGATTTAAGCAACCTTTTATATATCGCAGGCTCATCGATTGTTGGGGCATATATGGGGGTCTCTGCTTGGATGAGTAAAAAGTGAACGAGGCTCACCACATCATCGAATTAACATATCTATTAGTTATATCGATGTGGGGTTTCAATGGTATGGACTGGATTTATATGGGAAATCAAATCGTACTCCAACAGGCAATGACCGAGGCTCAATGCGAATATTTAATCAACGAGAATATGTGGCAGGCTTTTTATAGCAACGAATTTTATAAAATGACTGTTCAATGCGCACCAGATAGGTAGAAAAATGATCGGTATTATTGGCAAGATTTTAGGTTCAGATAAAATAATTTCTAAGGGAATGGATCTTATAGATTCCATGCACACCTCTGAGACAGAGGCTATCGAAGCAAAGACAGCACAAAAAGTGGAGCTATTAAAAAATTATGCACCATTCAAAATTGCTCAAAGATACTTGGCGTTGATGTTCGGATTTACGTTTTTACTATCGTTTTTTCTGGTGCTAACTATGACTATGTTGGGCGTTGGGAACACTTTTGTAATCACTACAGTTCTGTCTGATTTTTACATTGGTGAGATCATGTTGTTAATAATTGGTTTTTACTTCGGCGGGGGGTTGGCTGAATCCATCCGCAGAAAGCCAAAAGAATAGCCATTTTGCTAATGGAAAAAATTAATTGAAAATTTTTTTGCTAATATTTTGCTAATGAATTGATTCGGGCTAGGCAAACTGCGGGTTACAGCCCGTTTTCGTCAGGCTCATAACCTGAAGGTCGTAGGTTCAAATCCTACTCCCGCAACCAGAATTCTTATATAAAACAATAGCTTATAATAGGCGCAATCCTTCGGGGTTGCGTCTTTTTTTTATTTCCGTATAGTTTCAAGCACTTATATTTTGCTAATATTTTGCTAATATTCGTCAGGCAAAAATAAATAATATGCCTAAATATGTGATTTAATGCTTTACTATAAGGCATAAATATGTATAATAAAGTTATAAATAGGAATCATTAGCAAAAAACGGAGAATAAAATGACAAATTACGCAGATATAAAAACTAGGTCAGCATGGCTCTGGACTGAATTTGGTTCTAGCTACGCATCTAAGATTGTACCTCAAGAAATACTAGACGAATTACCACGTTATGTGCGCGGTAATAAAAAAGGTCAAATCAAAGACTATAAGATTGTTTGGCGCAAAGTAGAGCGCGGTGGTTGGGATACTGATCGTGGTGTTGCAGAGAATCGTGTTGGTAAAGTTATTCTTGCGCAACTTGTTTATTCTGCTTGGCGCAGACCAGAAGAAGTAGTTGCAGATTTTGAGCTTGATGGTGCTAGCACTTGGAAGCGTTGGTAAGAGGGAGAATAAAATGAACAATTCAAATTACAAAATGAATTTTACTACAAAAGCAGACCCCTTTTGGGAAGTGTTTTTCAAAGGTAAAAAAATTGGGATCATATACAAAAATAAATTTAGTGGAGATTGGCGTTGGAGTTTTGAACATTCTAATTGGTCGCTTCCTGAGTGGATGGTTTCCGAAAACAGGGGGCAGTCTCTAACCAGAAGGAACGCATTTGAAGAAATTGTGCATAGCAATGAGAAATTTATAAAATAGGGAGAATAAAATGACACCAGAAAAAATATATGAGTTAGTTGAGGCTGTTACCAATCACGGGATTACAGTTGAGATGTGTGATTTGGAACACGAAGATTGTGACATTGTTAAAACTTCAGAGACTATGGATGATTGGGTTGAAGCTCGTAAAAACTGGCGAGAGCAAGGTTCTTATGAATCTGGTCAACACGATGGCATCCCATATTTGTTTTTTGAAAATGCGCAAGCCGTCAAAGGTCAACAGCGCAAAGATGTTTGCATAATCGACTGCGGCGATCATCGCTTGGTTTATGCACTTTGAGGGAGATCTGTAATATGGAAGTTACAATAAATATCGAAAAAGTTCATACAAAAAAATACGTCGGGATAGTTGTATCTATCGATAAGCAAGACGTTAAAAAATGGGCGATTGAGAAATATGGCGATCAATCCTACACAGTTGAAGAACATGAGGAATTGACTTTAGACGATGAGGGCAACGAAGTACCGCGCCTTACTCCATCTGATGATTGGTTTTTAGATTATTATTTAGATGAGTATTTGGAAGAGCAAGACGCAGACAGACTTTTAAACGATAACTGTCACGATTTTTCTAATTATGAAACAACTGATGAAGAATATAGCATCGTAGGTTTTGAAGGGGATCTCTAATGTTGAAACTCTACGCACCTTCCTCAGAGCATCGTGAATTGCGATGCAGGGGTTGTGGACAAATGTATCGCTCAACGCTCCATGCTTTCAGATGCGATACTTGCAAAAAGAATGTTCCTTACGATGGATGGCTGAAAGAAAGTCGCGAGACTTTGACAAGGATAAATCATGGCAACGTTTGAAATTAATAAACCCAAGCTCGTTAACTGGAAGGGAACTGGCAAAATTTACCGCGTCAGTTACCGAGAAGAAAATGGAAAATGGAAAAGCATTTATGCTCGTAAAAAATCCGATGCTAAAGAAAAATATGAAATCAAAAAATCGCAATTATCTAATGGGTTTGGTAGTAACAGTAAAAAATCCTTTAACGAGGTAGGGCAAGCCGCCATCGATAATAAGTCTAAAATGGTTAACAAAAAGAACGGAATGCGATCCCAAAGTCTACAAAATCATCAACGCCATTTTGATTTGCATCTTAAAAAGTTTTTCCAAGATCGAAGAATGGGGTCAATTACAACGGCTGACGTAAACAAGTTTATCAACGTTTATATGGAAAAAGAATATTCAGCAAAATCAATAAGGCATTTTGTTAGCACCTTAAATCTGATTTGCAAGTATGCAATCGACAAAGGCGAGTTGTTCACTAACCCTTGTAATCGTGACAGACGCGAAACTGTACGGGGTTCAATGAAAGAGCGCAAGGGGTATCAACCAGAAGAGATCAGCCGTATGCTTGCGCAAAATATGACCTTGCAAACCAGATGCATTATATGGGTTGCCTCACACACAGGGCTAGCCGCTAACGAGCTTCAAGGGCTTCAATGGAGAGACATAGATCTTTACGCAGGGAATCTTACTGTCGAGCGCACGGGCTTTAGATATGCGGTTCAGAATGAAACCAAAACCGAGTTCAGAAAACGCACGTTGCCCCTACCCTCCGAAGCAATCTCTTTGCTCAGAGAATGGCAGTTAAAAAGTCACACAACTGTTTGGGTTTTTCCAACTATAGATGGAAAAATGGGTGAGCAGAATGCATGGCGCAAATTAATCGCTACAGTTTGCAAACACGCTAAAGTCGAAAATAAATCTCTCGGCGGTTTCAGAAAGTATTTTAACACTCAGCAAAAACTCGCAGGAGTTCCCGACCCAGTTCGCAAAATGCGCATGGGGCATTCAAAAATGAGTAATACTAGCGAAGTCCATTATACAGACGTTGATAAGAAACTTGCAGAAAGCGCATCAGACGTTGAAAAAATGGCGGCTCAACATACTGCATAATAACCGCATATTGTGCGTGGTGAGGCGAGTGATGAAACTTACTCGCCAAGATCCATCCTTGCTTTTCGTATAAACGGATTTTGTTGTGAGGCACGTAAGTGAGAATTTGGGTCTTGCAATCTGTTTTCGATTTCTTCCAGAACATATTTTTCGGTCAGCAAACCGCCCTCATTATCCCTTGGGTCTAGAACCACGCGGGGAATGTTTAGCATTTTAGCAATTGCACTAATTCCCATGCCTTGCGCAATAAAATTATAATATTCTTGTCGAGCTAATTCAGAGATCGTCGAGAGATGCTTCGCCTGCCCTAATTCGTTTATTCTGCTCGTAGTTTTTATCGAAACAACTGTCATTACAAAAACTTTCCCCAAGCGCATTGATAGTCCAACCACCCCCGTTTAAGTCGAAACTGTTTCTGCAAAAAGCGCAAATTTGCAATCGTGGTAATGGTTGGAGTTTTGGTTTTTTCCTTCTCATTTCAGCCGCCTTGCACCGCGCTCGATAAGCTCAACCCCTAACCCTATCATTTCTGTAGGCGACATTTGCTTATGCGTTTGTAACGTACCCAAAACAAGCAAAATGCCATCATCGCGTGGAATACAAAGAACGGGGTGTTCTTGCGGTTTAATCCAATCGTCTGAGCAAGGATCAGAGGTTTTGTTCATCTTCAAATTCAAAAAGATGAATAGTCGCTTTTCCCTCTGCGTCAGCTATTGGCAAAGCATCCAATTGGATGGTCGGATATTTTTTATCATCGTTTAAAAAGGCAACTCCAAGCGTCACCCATTTTGTTTTTTCCTCGCCCGTTTTTTTATCAATCCATTTTCTCGGAGTTGATGCTTTAAGAGTTGTTAGTGCCATTTAAGTCTCCTGTTGGTTGGCTTGTAATTCTGCTTTTCTTGTTTTGAATTTGTTTTTGATCTCTGGATCGGTTGGTGCTGTTTGTTTAAAAAGTGCGTTTAGATCTTGGTAAGTTGCACAGTCTGCGATCAGAGCGTCTAAATTTTCTGGGGTGTTATCAAATGTTGTTTCTGGTTGTTTTGGCGGATCATCAAGCGCACCATTTACTGCACCATCATCATCCTCACCCTCAACTCCCTCTGCTATTCCGAGCATTGAGGATAGGTGATATCGCTTGGCATAAGTATAAGCTGATCCTATCTTTTGCGAGTTTGTATAATCATCAACAAAAATCGGATATCTGCCTTCGATACATTGCCCAGAGGTATGCATAATAATTGTTCGGACAAAGAAAATCGGCTTTCCGTTTTCATCAAACTCATAATCCATCGGCTGAGTCCAAGACAAGCCATGCGGTGATGCCTGTTTAGCGGTTTGAATAATATCATCAATGCCTGCATATTTGCCTCGCGCACCTTTTTTATTTGCTAATTGACCCTTTGCCTTTTCTTGAAATGCAGACATAGCTTTTGCGATTTCATTGATTTCTGTCATTGTATTCTCCAAATTCTATAAGCATCACCCACGTTTTTAATTGACCCTTTTCTATCCATTTTCTCCAACGCATAGCTCAACCGCCGCGCCTCAAGTTTTGAACACTCAACGCTATCGTCGATCTCCATTTGCCGAGCTACTTCTA